ATGATCCGTCGGCTTCAGCAGGCAACGTGATCAATTGCGGTTGTCAGGTTATTTATGTTAGATTAAAAACAGAACAAGATGGAAGAAATAATTTTTAAGAACCTTTCAGAATTTCGCGACATCGATGAGCAAACAGGTATCATCAAAGGTTACGCGAATGTGTATAACGTTAAGGACAGCGACGGAGACATTTCGTTGCCTGGATCATTCTCGAAGACGGTAGCCGAGCGAGCGAAAAAGATAAAGATATTCAAGAACCACACGCCGCAGTTGGTAGGCGTTCCGTTGGAGCTTGATATCGCAGATCCTTACGGTCTCGGACTTACGGCAAAGATGCTGATGGATACTGATGCTGGCCGAGACGCGTTTCATGAAGTGAAGTTTCTGCACGAGAACGGATTCGAGAGCGGGTTGAGCATCGGCGGCTGGGTAATGAAACGTAATGAAAAGAATAAGGCGGAAGTACAGGAATACAAGTTAAAGGAGATTTCAGTACTTACGACCGAAGAGCCGGCGAATGGCTTATCGTTGATTGATACCGTGAAGTCGGTTAACAGTCTGTCAGAACCGACACAAGAAGAATTTTGGAGTATCATCGAAAAGGCTTACAACGTAAGATTTTCAGATAACATACTTAAGTCGTTAGAACAATTTTTGACACTCAAAGACAATGAGCCTGATCAGCTTGATGCTGACACAACTCAAGCCGTTGAGCCGTTGATCACAAATATTTACGAGTTATTCATTTAAAAACAACTATTTAAAACAAAAACAATTATGGAAGATATTGAAAAACAAAAAGCTGAATTGCTTGAAAAACAGAAACAGGAAGCGTTGCAAAACGTGAAAAAAGCCGCTGAAGATGCTGCTCAAAATGCAGTGCAGGAATTCATCGATAAAAAGATGAGTGAGATTGTATCGAAATTCGATAATGTAGCGACAAAAGAAGAAGCTGAAACATTAAAGTCTGATTTCTATAAACAGGTGCAGGAATTACAAGCAAAATTGAAAGAGATTAACCAAACACGCGGTACGATCAAACAAAAGACTTTCAATGAAAATCTCGCTGAAGCTATAAAATCGAACGAAGATGCTATCAGAGGTTTCAGAAAAGGATCGCCTGAATTGCATCTTACATTGAAAGCTGTTGGAGACATGAGTATTGCAAACAACTTTCCTAATGCAACTCCTTTCATTCAGGAAGTGCAGCAAGGACTGATAACTAATCCTTACAATCGCAATCGAGTGTGGCTGGCAGATCTTTTGCCATCTGCTACCTCAACTGCCAACAGCGTTATCTATCCGAAAGAAAACGGTGGAGAAGGTGCAGTAGCATTTTGGGATAAGACAGGCGACAAGGCGCAAGTTGATTATGACTTTACCTCTCAATCGGCATTCTTCAAATGGATTGCTGGTTATGCTGTAGTTGATCGCGAGATGCTTGATGACATTGTATGGCTTACTGGTTATCTACAATCAAAACTGTTGATCGGTTTGAAAACGGCTGAAAACAGCCTTATTCTAAACGGTACAAGCGATTCTGCAACTAACCCTGTAATCGGATTGATTGCTTCTGCAACAGCTTACGACGGTGAATACGCAGCATTATTGGACATGATCATTGACGCTGCTTACGGCCAAATTCCTGAAAAAACAAACGACTTTTATGTACCGACTAATGTTATTTTGCATCCTCGCGACATCGTTAAAGTAGGATTGAATAAAGCATCAGGAAGCGGTGAATACGATTTGCCTATTGGTACTGTAATGTTTGCGAACGGTCGCTTGTCGATAAGTGGGCTTGAAACAGTTGGTACTACATCGATAACGAAGAACGACTTCATCGCTTTTGATAGAAATGCTACGATGTTCTTACGCAGGATGAACCCTGAAATTCGTTTGTTCGAAGATAGCACTTTGGCAAAAGTAAATAAAGTGATGTTTAGGATCGAGGAAAGAGTATCGCTTGCAGTGTTCAACGGTAACGCTATTGTTAAAGGTACAGCAACTGCTTAATGTTTAATGTTTAATGTTTAACAGGGAGCGGTTAACTCCGCTCCTATAAACTAATAAAAAAAATGGCAAAAATTAAATATAACGCAAAAGTTTGGGAAGCAACGACGACAGAATGGGCAGCTGATAACACTATCTATTCACCTAATGATCTGCTTTTCGATACTGTTTCTGGTATTTATAAGCGTGGTAACGGAGTAAATAAATATTCTGATTTGTCTGCACTTGGTGAAGTAGCTGCATGGTCAGATATTACAGGAAAGCCTTCCGTTATCGCGGCTGGATCAACGGCAGCTGAAGCATGGGCAGTTATCGACGATGCAGCGATCGGGACAACCGCAACCACGGCAGCGGCAGGTAATCATGACCACGCAGTAGTGGAGGATACCGCAAGCGGTCTGGCAGCCGCAGCCAATATACAGGCTTTGGCGATTGCTCTCTCCACACGCATCAAGGCGTTGGAGGATGCACCAGCAGAGTAATTAATTTGTGGGCGGTTGAAATATGCCGCTCACACAATTTTAAAATCATGAAAGTAAGAGTAAAACATATAGATGCGATTGTTGATGTATCTGAAAGCAAAGCGAAAAAATGGTTCGCTGCTGGATATGCAGAATATGTAGATGCTGGTAAAAACGACAAACAAACAAAACGAAGTAGAAAATGATAACACTTGCCGACGTTAAAGAAGCATTGCATATCGACTTCACAGATCAGGACAGTTATTTGCAGTCGTTGCTTGACGCTGCGATCGACAAAGCGCTTCGAGTGTCAGGAATAAGCGCTACGATAACGGTAGTTGACGAGTTTGGCGTTGAAACAGTAATTGAAAACCCTGAAGCCTCATCGAAAGAGTTTCTGAACGCGATACTTGAAGATGTTGCTTCGATGTATCAGTCGCGTGGCGATGTTCAGACAGGAAGCGAAAGCTCGATGGCAACTTACAGAAGACATTCGACTAAACCTATCTTTTAAATTTCAAAGACATGAAAATTGGACGATACGATCAACAAATCGAATTCTGGAGCGAAGGAATGGTAAGCGACGGATACGGAGGTTACACACCTAATCCGTTATTGGAATTGAAGACGTGGGCACGTATCGAACAATTGAAAGTGTCGGCTAACATCGAACAAGCACAGATGCAGTTACCGACTGTTTATCGAGTAGGTATAATGTTAAGAGCTGGCTTCATGCCGTCGGTGCAACATATCGTTAAATGGAGAGAAAATAATTTCAGGATCATAAACGCTCCAATCGTCGAAAACGTAAGATACGGAAAAGAATTGGTGTTCGACATAACGGCTAAAGATTAAGAAGATGGGAAAAGTAATCAATACGACATCGGATAACTTGAAGAAGTACAAAGCAGATCAAATCAGAAAGATGCGATATTTGGTCGTCGATACGGTTACAACGATCGAGATTGAGGCAACAAGGAAAGCACCGGTAGGCGAGGATGGAGATATTTTCATAAACATCAACAAGCGTTTCACTAACAATGACATGACAGGTGAAGTAGGCGTTATGGGAGAAAATAATTTGGCCGCTTATTTCGAATTTGGTACAGGATTGTCGGCTCGAGAAATACTTGCTCCTTATCCAGAATGGATACGTGAAATTGCTTGGAAATTTTACATAAACGGATTAGGTACTTTGAAAGGGAAACCGTATCTTTATCCGTCCGTTCTTAAGAACACCGAAATATTCAATAAGAAGCTGGATGAAATTGTGAAAGAAAAAACGAAAGACAATGGATAGAGCAACCGAAATACGAGGAAAGATAATGACGGCATTGAGCGGATTAAAGTATTCGAATACTTCGAATACTTCGATACCTGTTTTCGATGAAGTTGTCAATCCGGCAGTTACGTTACCGGCGGTCGGTGGAGCGCAGGAAGTTTATGTCGTTTTACAAGACCAGCAGGAGCAATATGCTGCCGTTCAAACGGTATGCAATCCGAGATTTGAATTGAGCGTAACGATAAGAGTTGTAACGAAATGGGGAACGGTCGGGAAAAAGAAGCTTTGCGAGGACATCGGAGACACGATCATAAACTTGTTGCGTGATGACAGGGGTGCTTCAAAGATCGATGGTATTGACAAGGTATTGCTGGTAACAGCTCAATCAATCGCTGAAACGACAATAAACAATATAGCATTTACAAAAGTAATAATTTTAAAATTTATAAAAAATGGCTAATTATCAACCGGGCTGGAAAAATGCGAGGCTCGCCTATTGGGATGGGCTTGCATACGTACCGATCGCTTGCATTACTTCACGTAGTGAGGCGAACGCATCGAATGTAACGGAAAAGGTTAACGCTTGCACGCAGGGCAAGACGGTTAAAACAATATCTGGAATCACACGTACACAAAGTGTATCGGGTGAGGTTATGGACGCTGACTCTCTGGATGAATTAAGAGTTCTGCAGGACAGTCTGGAGGCTCACACGTTCATGGTGTACAAAACATCGGGCGTTGGTGGAAAAGTCGAAACGCCTGAGTATTTTGAAGCGACAATAGAGAATTTGAACGCTGACTACCCCACGGGTGAGGGTGAGAGTGCAACGTTCACGATGGATTTGTCGATAGATGGGGACTACACGTTGGTTGATCCAAACGAAACGTTGGTTGATCCAAACGAATAATTATCAACAATTTAAAACTATAACATCATGGCATATATAGAAGGTTGGAAAATGGCACGTCTGGCTTACAAGTCAGGAAGTACTTATATTCCTGTTGCTTGCATAACATCAAGGAGCGAGGGCAATGCAACAAATTACAGGGAGAAAGTAAATGTTTGCACGGAAGGGAAGTTAGTCAGGACACCGTCAGGCATTACACGTACAGTTAGTGTATCGGGTGAGGTCGTTGATGCAGGTTCATTGCAGGAGTTAAGGGCGTTACAGAACAGCAAGGCAGAGCAAATTTTCAGGGTGTACAATACTGCTGAGACGGCACAATATTTTAAGGCAATTATAACAAATCTGAAAGCAGATCACCCGACAGGTGAGGGCGAGGATAGCACGTTCACGATGGACTTGGAATTGACAAGTGATTATCAATCAAGTGATGTTTTCGCATAACGTTTTGCAGCTAAACGAGGTGGCTGATTAATACCTCGAAACTTAATTTGAAAAACGAAATTATGAATACAGAAAAAACTTCATTAGAAAACGAAAACCAGCCATCTTGTTTGGGTGCTGTTAGTAGCAGTGCATTAAAACTGAATGTAGCAAATTGGGGATGGAAAGTATTATCACCTGAGAATAAAGATAAAGCTGTTGCTTTGTTTCATAGGCACGATGACGCTGTACAATTTGCGGTTAATAAATGGGGCAAGTATGCTGAATGGGAAGTAAAAAGCTGTGATAAACGGATTCCTTTGCATTGCTACTAACGATTAAACATTGAAACTATGTACTCAACTCAAATAAGTGTAAATGGAAAGACGATACCGATCCGCTTCGGTGCTTACGTGCTTAAGAAGCTTGCCGACGACGGTATCAGATTACAGGACTTGTCGGATCGCATAGCCAACAATCCTGCCGACATCATACCGAAAATTATTTATTACGGTGCTGTTAATGCTTCAGAAGAACGTCGAGGCGATAACGTTTCATTAAACGACATTTACGATTGGCTTGACGAGATCGAAGGAGGTTTGTTCGGCGATGATGCTTCAAAGGTGATCGATTTGTTTACGCAGCAAATGTCTGATAGTGTCCCAAAAAACTCGAAAGCGGGGAAAGCGTCCCCGCAGAAAAAGAACGGCTAAGTGCGGCTGAAGAATTCACGATAAATCACTTGTCGTTTGCGCTCGGTGAATTGGGACTTCGGATGGATGAATTTTACGACATGGCATGGTGCGAATATCTGATCAAGTGTTACGCGTGGGCAAGGATGGAAAAAGAGAAGTGGAGACATACGCGCATGATAGCTTATGAAGCGAGGATCGGAAGTCATCTTGATCCTAAAAGCCTGCCGAGAACGATCGAACAGTACATGCCGCTTGACGGAAAGAAGACAGTAAGTCGAGTGCCGCGATCGGAGATCGAAGCACTGAAACGCGAAAGGGAACAAATACTAAACAAGAATAAACAATGAGTTTCACAGCGATAATAACAGCGGACGCGAAAGGCTTTGAAAAAGCGATTGATCAGGCACAAGCGAAGATCGACGGACTTGAGAAGACTGTCGGTCAACGGCTTTCGTCAATAGGAGACAAATTTACGGATATAGGCCGAAAGGCTTCTGTTTTGTCGGCCGCGATCGTAGCCGCTGGAGGTGCTTCGTTTAAGATGGCTGCCGATTTTCAGGACGCATTAGGTGCTACTGATCAGGTTTACAAGCAGTCGAGCGATACTGTGAAAGAATGGGCACAAAACTTGTCTTCACAGTACGGTATCGCGAAGAGCGAGGCATTAAGCTACTCGAACATGATGGGATCGATGCTTGTTAACATCGGTCAATTGACTGAAGAACAAGCAGCGAAACAATCACAGAAGCTTATTGAGCTTGCTGGCGACTTGACTGCAATGTACGGCGGTCGAGTGCAGGATGCAGTAAGAGCGTTGACAGGCGCGTTGAAGGGTAATAACACGATGCTTGATAACTATGGGATGGCCGTAAACGACGCGCTGGTAAAGACGCGTGCGCTTGAATTAGGACTTATAGCTCAAGGTGAGGAAATGACGTTGGCGGCAAGGCAGGCAGCTACGTTATCGTTGATCTGGGAGCAATCGGCAGCTGCACAAGGGCAGGCAGCACGTGAAGCAGATGGAGCAAGCGGATCGATGCGTGCACTTCAGGTTGAGGTTAAGAATTTGGCGACGTCGTTCGGAGAGATACTATTGCCTATTATCACACCGATTGTTTCAGGAATTGCCGACATGGTTAACAAGATCGGATCTCTATCACCTGAATTGCAAAAGACGATCGTCGTTATCGGAGGTATTGCTGCGGCAATAGGCCCGTTGATGTTGGGACTTGGAAGCTTGCTGAAATTAGCACCGCTTATCGGCACTGCGTTCACTGCGATGACAGGGCCGATTGGTATTGCGGTAGC